TCCGCCGCCTGTTGTGATGTTTGATGTCTGGCTGGATAAAAACGTTGTGAGGTCACGGTTCAGTTCCGAACCGACAACCCGCTCATTTTTCTGGAGCAGCCATGTGCCATCTTCAGGAATCGCGCTGATACCGTCATGCGCCATGCCCGCCAGACCTGAACCGGCGACGATGCCTGCAAAGACGGGTATTGCCGAAGCCGCAGCGGCGGCAGAGATAGCATATTGAGGGTTTGTTGGGTCAACAATGGACATGATTTGGTTGTAGATATATTCCATGGTCAAGTGCGCCACTTTCTGTGCTGCATATGCTTGCAGAGATTGCAAGAGACCGTTTGCGAGTCCGTTAATGTCGATTTTTCCGGTTTGAGCAAACGTTGTCAGAAAGTTTGAGAGCGATGGTGTCATCGCATCGAAAGCCCCCTTGATATCTGTATTTGTGATTGTGCCTCCGAGGCTTGTTATACCCTTCTCGACCTCACCGAGTGCTGCTTTGTAATCAAGCATTGCCATTTGATTTCTGTACATAACATCAGTTAAATCACCGTTATCCAGCTTGTTCTTTAACTGAAGAGCCTGTTTCTCGTATTCTGTCATGACTGTTGTTTCAACAAATCTGTCGAAGTTCGAATCAGACTCCTGCTTTGAAAGCTGCTCTTTTAAGACTGCTTTCTGATTGTCATATGTATGCTTGGTGATTTGTCCCTGCTCAAACTCGTATTCAAGTTTTATCAGCTTTTTAGACGTTTCAGGCATGTTTGACAGTTCAAGATACGTATCAATATCTGATTCATTTTCTACGATAACCTGAGTGTTTAATATGACAGTCTTTTGAGCGTCATAGTCAGACTGCGTGATTTTTCCGTATTTAAGCTGTAAGTCGAGTTCAGCAATGGCTTTTTCGTATTTATTTAAATTGCTCGTTTCAATTAAAGCCTTCTGCTTATTGAAATCGTTTTCAAGTTCGGCTTCTTTTTTTATCAGCGTAACTTTAAGCTCATGCACCTTTTCAAGCTCTTTCAGAGCCTTATCAGTCATAGCGCTGTTCTCTTTTGTTCTGTCATTTTCAAGGCGCAGTTTTTCATATTTATAGCTGGCGTTTTCCTCTTCTATGCGCTTTTTGACAGAATCAGCACCGACCATATCTATTGCAACCTGAACTTGCCATTGTTCGCCTGTTAGCTGCTCAAGCTCACGCTTAACAGAAGCAAGCGGGTCTTTCTTGTTTTTGTCGTCGGGGATTGCGAAGTCTTCAGGCTTGAACTCTATTTCATCGGGTTTACTTCCATCACTTCCGGAAGTTGCTTTATTGTATAGTGACGAATTTCGTTTCAGTTCTGCGGCTGTGGTTTTGAGAGCATCAAGTTCCTTCTGCCAGCCAACGACAGGGCTTAATCCGATGCCGCTCAACATACTTTTGAACCAGTCGGGATTGTTTTTCTTATATTTTGCTATGCGGTTTTCCATAGCCTTTATCTGCTCGTCAAGCGTACCGCCGAAGTTCAGAACAAGAGCGTCGTTAACGCTTGAAGCCAGATCCTGTTTGCTTTTGTTGAGCAAGTTTGCAAGTTTTGTTGTAAGCCTGTCAAGTTTAGTTGTTGCTGATTGTGTTCTGTCTCCGAATTGATCCATGTTTTCGGACATCTGGCGCATGGCTTCTGCAACTATGACTTTTTTCTGACCAATGGCGGAAAGTTCACGACCGAGTTCGCGCTCTTTCTGCGCGACCAAATCTGTCTGGTCTATGAGGATTCCGGCATCGTCAAGCATAAGAGTTGAACCACGGCTCAGACCCGTAAAAATCGTTGTCATAAGCTGTTCGAAACTCTTGCCGGTTGCGTTGGCGTATTGCCTCAAATATGCCACTGTCGTTGTCACATCCGTAACAGCCATATCTGCAAGACCCGCTTGGTTAGCAAGCTGCTTAGCCCTTAAATCTGTGATAGTATCTTGAGTTGATGCTTTGATACGGGCGAGAATAGCGTCGGACGTGTCGCCCATGCGCTGCGCCTGAACTTCAAAAACACGGTCAACATCCATTTGAACAGCACCATCTCTAATGGCGCTGAACATGCCACCGATAATGTCTACGACCTGCTTGACTGCGAAACCAACTAACCCGAACCTTACAACCAGTCCACCAACAGCTCCCGCCCCTTCTTTGCCGATGTTCACAAGTTTATCAACAAGTCCGCCAGATTGCTTTGAAGCATCGCCGATTCCGGCAGCGATATTATTTATCTGCTCTGTGGGCAACTGAACTTTGAATGCGCTGCCAAGTGTTGAGCTTGCCGATGTTGCGCTTGTTCTGACAGTATCCAGAGCCGAGGAAAGTCCCGTGATGTTTGCTGATACCGGTTTTGCCGCTGCTATTGTGTTGTTGAGATATGAGAGGTTCAGCACAGCCGGTGCGACGGCTGAAGGCACGGTCGACATTGCGGTATTGAGAAGCGTTGTCCGTGTGCGCAGAGTGTCCACCGAAGCGGACACTGCGGAGAAGGTTGACGGGGCTTGAACTGATTTTGTGTTATTAAGAGCAGTGTTGACAGCATCAACACCGGACTTTGCGGGTTTTGCCGAGTCCGACATTTTGCCCAGTGCAGACTGAACGTTTGCAACACCTGCCTGTGCCTGTTTGCTGTCGATGACTATTTTGATTTCAATCTTATTATCTGCCACTTAATAACCTTTTAAACAATGATTAATAATACATTAGACTGCTTCGTCTCTCCGTTCCTCGCAGAGACGGCTGTTCGGTTTTAACAAGGGGCGGGAGCGTGTCCCGCCACTACTTAACGCCGAAAATTTGTTTCAGCCGGGCGATACCTTTCGCCCCTTTCGGCGGTGTTTCATCCGCCTCTTCAGTCCTTATCACTTCATCAAGATGTTTTGTGTTCCGCTCATCAAACCCGCTCCTGCCGCCGAAAGCATCAGCTATTGCGGCGAGTGTTGCGTTGTATGTGCGGACTGCGGACTCCCTTTCAAGCAGCGGAATGTTTTTGTAAACTTCCATAGCCGCCGGAAAGGGCATGTCCATCAGATTTTCGTAGCCCCCGACGTAGGGCATCAGCTTGGCAGCCAAATACCCCATATCGAGGGCGATTATTTTTTTCCCGTATCTGCCGCCGCTTTAACTCCAGATACATCTACCCCGGTGATTGCCGCAACCATCGTGCAGAGCTGTCCGAAATCGCAGTGCTTGAGGTGTTCGGCAGGGATGTTTGAACATGTCTGTACGAACTTTTCCAGTCCTTCACGACCTTTCATGTTTGTGTCCAGACCGTCTGCCATCTGCCCCAGCGTCATGCTGCGCAGTTCATACTCTTTCGTGACTGTTTCGCCATCCTCAACTATCTCAAATGAGACAGGGATACGGCGGCGGAACTTTTCAAGGTTCAGGATCTCCATCAGTCAATCGCAACGCTGGTGTCGCCGAATGTAACGAACGGTTCGCCGCTCACAGCCATCGCCTCGAACTCAACCTTGAAATACCTCTGCTTGTCTTTGACATAGGCAAAGGACATGTTGACGTTGGGGATGGCATTATGGATTGTCATGTGGTCGTTCGCAGATTTGCTGTCTGTGGGGACAATGATAAGCGGCTTCATGTAGCTGAACATGTTCACGTCCTCAGACGGGATATCCAGCCTCATCTTTGTTGTGTCAACACTGTCAACGGTGAGAACCGCTCCGGGGATAACCTCTTTCAGAAGCTCAAGGCTCTCTTCCGCAAGTGAAGTTGATACCTTGACCTTTCGTCCGATGAGCTTTTTACCCACAGGGGAAAGCTGCTGGTCAACAACGAGGTTTGCCACCTCGTCTGCGATTTCAACGTTTATGCCTTCGCCTGTGTAGCCGAGGTCTGTTGTGCCGTATGTCAGGTTTCCGGCGGACATTTTGATGTTTTCGATTTCGCGAGCCATCAGGACACCGCCTTCAGCTTGCCGACGGCAAATTCAATCGCTTTATTAAGTATGTGGTCGCTGGCAGATATGCCCGCCGAATATGCAGTATTTTTCAGTTTGACCAGAGCCGCATCGCGCTTCTGCGCGTCTGTTGCATCGCTGTCAACCGTTGCCTGAACAAACACAACTGCGTCATATGCAAGCTGAAAAATCTTGCCGAATTTCGGCTGTGTTATGAGCAGTGGCAAAAGCTGTTTGAAAATCAGCATCCCAACCGTCAGAATAGTTTTAAGCATTTAAGCCTCCTTTATATGTACTTAGCACGCTGCTTCAGCTCAAAAGCCACAGCGTGATACCACACCCCGCCCGACTCGGACAGAAACCTGACCCCTGCCGGGCGAAGTGTGCCGCCCTGTATTGTTTTTGCACCAAGACCATCCTTGACCGCATCGATTACGGGGTATGCTCCGGCGTGGCTGCGCAGTCCACGAGACACAACAACCACGTTCCATACCGACCTTTCAAACTGCACCAGAGCCTGCTGCACCCCTGTTTCTTCCGTTACTTCTCCGGCGTATCGCACAAGCAGTGCGCCTGTGGGGTGCACCAGTCGGTAGTTCTCCGGATTGTCCGGGTATGCTTCAACACGAAACTGCGGGAACAGCTCTGTCAGTTTGTTTATCAGTGCGGTTTCTGTCTCAAGCAGCATTTAAGAAACTCCTGATGAGACTGCTTCGCTGCGCTCGCAGAGACGTCTTTGCGAGGGCTTCAGCCCGCGAAGCAATCTAACTCTTTAAATTTCAACGTGGGGAAACTCTTTAAAGCTCTTCCAGTCGCCAGCCCAAGAAAGCCCCGCCTCTCTGGCGCATTCACCGTAAATCTGCCAGCGTGGGTCTTTTGTGTTCCAGACAGCTTTACCGCCATCCAGAATCACGCCGTCGAGAGCCATGCGTTTCCCGTGCTTACTCTTGCCGGGGACAGCATTTGTCACTTTGGCGTATTTGCCTTCCGGCAGAATTGAAAGTCCTGCTTTTTTACGAAGCTCGTTAACTTCTGCGAGAGGCTTACGCCCCTGCGCATAGAGGGCTTCTTGCTCTGCATCGGAGCGGTATGAACAGTAAAACTGGACATCCAGCCCTCTTTCCGTGCAAAGCTCCAGCATACGCCGTGCTTTCTCCTGAAGCTCCGGCAGAACCTGACCGATATGCGCTTCGTTACGTTCTGTTGTTGTCATATGTCTCCGAACTCCTTACGCCTCTTATTCGTGAGGACGTTCATTGCCGGGGGAGCGGGGGGCTGCTCCCCCTCGCCGACAACCGCACCAATTGTGACATCGCCTTTCTGTATCAGCCGGAGGTTTTTCAGTGCATTCTGATAGCTCCTTTCAAGGCTTTCCGACATTTCCATTGCAAACCTGCGGCGGTACAGAAGATATATTGCTATGTCTGTTGTCAACTGACTGATGAATCTTGGAACAGTGACCAGCGGTACTACATATCTGGCTTCCAGATAGCTGTTCACAGTGTCTGCCGCATCTGCGATGATGCCCTCGACAATATCGGTGTCCACATCGCCACTGGATTGGTCATCTGTCAGGTCTGTCAGCTCTTTTTCGGCAACATATCTGCGGATGTCTTCAATGGTGCAGTACATAAATTAACCGAATATCTTTATGCGGATGATGTCGCCGTCCGCTGTTGCCGTGTCGATGGCTCTGCCGACCACTATTCCTGCCGACTTGGTAATAACCTTGCCGTTTGTACCTGCCTGCACTTCCGCACCGGCTGTGATAGCTCCACCCGCTTCAACGGGGATAATGCCGAGGTCAACGGCTACGTCGTCACCTGCTTCGGCACTGTCGCCAAAAACGCCGAGAGCTGCCGCTCCGGACTCAGGATATGTCCCGCCCATGCCGCAAAGGAGCATCGGTTCAACGGCTGTTGTGGCTTTGGCTGTTGTTGATATTGCAACCTGTTTTGTGTACATCTTTTACCTCAGGTATTTTTTAAGCCTTGCGGCTTCTGTTTCTGTAAGACTGATTTTCGAGCCTTCTTTGTAGATTTTGTCGTTGTGGCGGATGTTGCAGCCCTGAACGACGTAGGCGGATTTCTTCTGTTTTTCAGCAGGCGGATTTCCCGTTGCCTGCTCGTCGGGCTGTTTCGTTTCGTCGGTTTCAGGCGGTGTTCCGTTGTTAAGTTCTTCCATGTCTCTAATCCGTTACATTCTGGATAAGGAATCCCGCTTCTGCGCCCACAAGCGCAGGCTTGCGCACATCCGTGCACCTGATGCCCATTACCTTGCCGGGGTTAAGGGGAACTTCGTCAACGACAAGGGCATCGCTGCCGTGGCGCAGTGAGTAACCGTAGCTGGGTTCTTCGTAACTGCGTGCCGTTTCGTTTTCGGGAACGTAGGCAAAGATAATATTGTCGCCCCAGACATCGGAATTTACTCCGCTGTCAGACGCATAAACAGCACGACCCACAGAAACCTTTTTGATGCCGAGAACTTCGGCGAGAAGAGCTTCTGTGAGGATGCCCTTCATTGAGTATTTAATTTTTTCAACGATAGCAGGATGCTCTGAAAGTGTGACAAACGCTTCTGCACCAATGGTCATAGTGTTCGGCAGTTTGCCTATTTGTTTGCGGACGGCTTCCATACACTCTTTAAGAAATGCTATGGGGGTCGCTTCGTTATTCAGACATGAACTACCGGACAATGCGATTTTATTTGCCGAGCCGTAGTTCGCTGCGTTCTGTGCAAGATCTGCCGCTTCTTTTTCGAGACCGAGCAGAAGGATGTCCATAACAACAGAAGTGGCACGAACCTGTTTGTCATAAAACGCTTCCGAATCTTCAAGCCAGTCCACAGGGTAGACTATGTCATGTTCCCTCAGCACAATATCAAGCGTACCGATTTTGTCGGGATTCATGACGTTTGAACCTGCACGGGGAGCACGGTTTGTGTTGTAAAGTTTAAAGGCTTCTTTGCCAAACACAGGGATTGTTACGCCCACCTTTTCAACACGCACAACAGGGAACAGTGAAGCAGCGACCATCTCTGCGTTTTTGTAGCCTCTGGCTATGTTTGTCAGAACCTGATTGACGATTCTTTCGTTTTTAAGAGACATTAAGCACCTCCGATTTCGGCTGTTGCCATACGCGCAGCGGAGACATAATCAAGGGATTTATCAGCCGCCATGAACTCAAGGGCTTTGTCGTGTACAGCTTTTGAGTCGTCCGAAGCTCCGGCAACGTATTTCCCGGATGTGGCGGGCTTTTCGCCGCCTGCCTTGTTTTTGTCGGCAAACTCGTTAAGCACGACCTGCTTGGGCAGGGTTTCGCAGAATTTTTTGAAAAGTCCTGACACATCCTCTTTTTTGCCGTCGGCGAACTCATATGTGCCGAGGCTGTCCGCTGCTTCGAGGAACTGAAGCATGGAGGGCTTCATTGCCGGCGTGAGCCTGCCCTCTTTTTCCAGAGCCTCGCAAAAGCTGTTATGCTCCTGCTGTTTGAGCTTCTGCTCAAGCTCTCTGATTTTTTTGTCTTTCTCGTCCATCTTTTCTCCTTCGCTGAACGAATTTTTTTCATCCGCTTTTTCAGCGGCAGCGAGCTTTTCTTCAAGCTCCTTTATCCTTTTGTCCTTTGCGTCCGGCTCGCCACCCTCGGCAAATGAGAACTCGAAATCTGCCGGAACTTCGTCCGTCCGCAGCTCTTTGAAAGATACTTCCGCCAGACCCTTTACAGCAGGCGGGACAGCACCCAGAAAACCCACATGGCGCAGGAGCTTATCAGCATAAAGTGAGATGCTCCTCTTCGGGTATTTGCGCTGTTTGACAGCCTCCATGAACTCTGCAGACAGGTCTTTCAGATTTGCAAAAAGCGTGTCGCCCACGGCTTCCAGAGACTCAACCCAACCATAAGCCGGGTCGTTGTCCTTCGGATGCCCCAGAACGACAGGGGCTTCATGCTCTTTCTGTCCGTTGTATTTGTCTGCTATCTCTTTCAGGTCGGCATTTGTCCATGTTGCGGTTTTTCCGTTCATGGCGGTGTGTGTTCCCGCCTTAAAAACTTCAATCCGTTTACTCATGCTTACCTCCGATGAGTGCCACTTTATTGATTTTTCAGGAACAATCTAATGAACCGTTCATTGCACCCTGCATTAGATTATTCATTTAATTGTAGGTAGTTTGG